TTTGTCTACTTCAACAACAAGCGTCGGTGATGACGAAACAATTTACAACAACGACGCAAAAATGTTGGCCGGATACACAAAGTACCCTCAAGCCTTGGAAGAGTACAATTCTGTACAGTTGACTCAGGGATCGGTAATCAAATACACCGACACTTACCCGACAAATCTTTTGACTGACAACAACGCATCGTTTGAAACGTCGGTGTCGGCCTCCGGATCAAATTGTACGGTAGCCCAAGACGCCACGTACGCTGCTCATGGAACAAAATCGGTGCTACTGACAAGTTCTGCTGCGGGAACCATATCAAGCACAATTGTTACACAGTCAGTCACACCAGGAGAAACTTACACAATTGTTGGTAAGTTTAAAACTGACAAGCCGGGAGGGATGGGTGTATTTCTTTCTGTTGCATCTTTAAGTGATGACTCTTATCGCGTGCAAGCGGTAAAAGACAGTTGGGTAGAATACAGAAAAACTTTTACTGTGCCACCTGGAGTTACTACAACAAACATTGCCATTAGTTCTTCCGCCCTGTTTGGTGGCCACCCGACTGCTGCTGGCCAAAAGTTATGGTTTGACTGTTTTGGGATATTTAAAGGTGTTGTTGGATCATGGTCACTACCAAGTGCTACAACATACTCGCCACAAGAGAAGTCTTTGTTCCCAGTAAAAACATGGACCGGGTATTCTGACAAAAAACCGTTTATTTTTGAGTGTCTGGTGCGTCCAGAAACGTACCGTTCAAAGATTGCGCTGCTTGAGACTTATTGCGATGAAGTACACTATTCCATGCTGGGATACACGTCGGCACCGTCGTCTCGTGACTACATTTCTGCTTTTTCAGGAGATGCGTTTTTCCCAGGACAAGTGTTATCCGGTGGAGCGTCTGGGGACGTTAATAGATTTGCTGCGGGGACGTACGTAACTTCAGTTTACAAACAGTCTGTTGCTGTGACAAATGCCACGTACGCTGGCGGAACAATCACGTACACGGCACCCGGCCACGATTTTGTTGCCAATTCTGTCGTACAAATTTCTGGAATTACTCCAACTGCGTACAACGTTCAGGGAACCGTTGCTTCCGTCAATGGTGACGATTTTACTATTACTCAGACAATTGCTGGGGGAACATTTTCTGTTGCGGGAACCGCATCAAATGCAATTATTAACATTAGTGCCGCAACAACAGGATCAGTAGCGTCAGGAGTCAGGCTCAATCAGGTACAAAATAGCGGGGTGTATTACGAAGACGGCAGTGTGTACGTTCGCCTGTACGGAACCGACAAGCAGGGGCGGGTGGTTGATGAAAAAGTTAGCGCCCTCATTGACAGTGTTGATTCAACCCATGTGGTTGTCAAGTTTGACGGAGAGTACATTGAAATTTATGGCAACGGAAAAATTCTTAACAGAGAAAAAATTACCATTCCTGACATTTTTGCAACAATTAACGGGTATCGCACACGCGCAATCACTGGCAACGCATTCGTGTCAAACGTGGCATTGTACAATTCGTCGGTAAACATTTCGGAAATCCTGGCGCACAATGATTCGCGGGCCACTGACAAGGCCGACGTTGGTATTTACAGTGAGGGCGACGTACAGTTCTTTGACATTAACAGATCAAACAACACCGACGTTGATTCCATTGAGTCCCCGGCCGTCAACTCGTGGCGCGGGTGGACAGCAAACAATGTTTTTATCGCGTCGGACAACAAAACGTTGGGCATTCGTAAAATGTCTTCCGTTGAGCCAAGCGATTCTTCCCTGGTGACCTTTGGAACAAACGGGGCGTCTCTCAAGTCCGCATCATTACTGGTTCCTGACGCCAGCCTAATCATGTCAAAAGATTTTGCCGTTACCGCCACATTTAGGTTTGATCAATACACCCAAGACTCCGACGCTTACGACGGGCAAAAGTTCTGCGTGTATCAGGTCGTCACCAAAGACAAGTCCGCTCAATTTAATGTGTACCGCATCCTTAAAGACGTTGGCGGAACAATAAAAACCTACCTGGCTCTTGGGTATCAAGAAGGCAACGGTGACGAGCGTCTTGAATTGATTGATTACACTTCGTACGGAACAAGTTTTCCGACGACACCGTTTAACATCATGCTCAAACGTTCCGGTAATCAAATTATTTTGATGGTGTACAACGTTGCGCAAGGAACCAACGCCACGGTTTCAATTACCGATCCGGCAATTTCTGGATACAGTGACATTTTGTTGTACGTCGGAGGAAACATTGACGGAAAGTTGCCAGGTTTTGTTACTGTAACAAACCTCAAACTTGTTTCCACTCTGTCAGCAGCCAACGAATTAACATTCATGAACTCAGATTCAGTCAAGGAAGAGGCCAAGGCACCGCTTTCGACAACAAACAACTACGGCATTTCCCAGCAGGGATACGCCACGGTGGACGTTAGTTCGTCACAGACAAACTCCAGCGGACTGCCAAACCTTTCGGTTGGTGACGCAAGAATCACATGGTCACCAGAAATGTCTAACATTTCGGTAAAGTCTAGCGTGGTAAAAAATATTGTTCATCCTTACGCGGCAAACGGAGAAATGGACAACTCCGGATGGTCCCTGTACGGAGCGGCCAGCGCCTTTGCTACGGACACGACGTACTCTGTAATTGGAAGAAAATGCTACAAACTCACATCCAACGGCGCCGGTATTGGTTACGCCTATGGAAATGCCTGGTCGCAAATTGTCGGGGGGCAAACTTACACCGCCTCAGCAATGTTAAGGTCAAGTAAATCGTCTGGTGAATTAGGATTTGTTGGGTTTGAGTTGTGGAACGGCACGACGTGGGCTTCTGACGACGGCGAGTACACGTCGTTTAGTATTAGTAGCAACGGTTGGATTCAAGCAACGCACACTTTAACTACCCCCGCAGACGCAAAAATGGCAAGGGTAATTGTCGGCAGGTACAGTGGAGCGACGGACGCAATAACGTACATTGATTGTGTTGGGTTGTGGCCAGGAACAAGCACTCAATGGGCACTGCCAACAACGTCTGTCGGAGAAAACATTCTGCGTGAGGATCAGTCAACGTTTGAGGGAAATTCTGTTGCTGGATACAATTCAAATCAAAATTGCACGGCAACGGTGACAACAACAAACGTGTACAGTGGAACTTACGCAATGCAAATGTCTTCCAATGCGGCCGGGTCAATGAGCGTGTGGAGCAGCCTTGCGTACAAACATCTCGTTGAGCCGTTTGCTGAGTACACTGTCACCGCAATGGTCAAATCGGCGTCGGTGTCACGAACATTCAACGCACAAATTTATTTTTACGATGACGCTGGCACGTCGCTTGGTGCTGTTTCTTCTTCAACAACAACAAGTACAACAGAATGGACAGAATCGCGATTCAATGTTGTCGCACCAGCGGGAGCGGTGACTTCAACAATATTGGTACAAATTCAGTCCACCGCCGGGGCCAGCGAAATTCATTATGTTGACAATGTTGGTGTCATTAAGGGCGCAAATCAAAAGTTTTCGGCCCCGTCTAATAGAACAAGCGAGTACGAAACCATTCCTTATTCAGGGTACACGCCGTCCTGGTTCTATAATGGCGGGAACGTTCCGTCAACAAATACCATCAAAATAGATTTTGCTACCAACGACTCCGAAGACGACGTTCCGCTCTTGAATAAGTTTAATGTGCAGTACGACAGCGTTGGAGTCATCCAAGAAATTAAAACCGGCGAACAAATCAAAACTTCCGGAGGGTACACGTTCACTCAGGACAACAAGGCTTTGACTTACGCTTCAAACAATAACGGTATTCGTTTGTCGGAGGCGGGAGCACTGTACTACGGGCCGGACGTATCAAAAGATAATCTTATTAGTAACTGGTCATTCAATGGATACGAAGGTTGGACGTGCAATGGTTCGGAGCGCATTGTTGTTGATCCTGGTCTGAGTTCGGGGGTGGCACTACAAATACCTGTTGTCAGCACGGCCACACTGTCCACAGACCCGTCAATAAAATATCCTGTGGCTCCTTCCACCAGTTACACACTCTGTTTTTATGTGAAGGCTTCTGGGGCTTACTCAGCGACCGCCGTCGCCAGCATTGATTGGCTAAACGTCGCCGGAACTTCCGCCGGTTCTTCGGCAACATCAGCATCAATTGCCATTGACGAAACCGTAACAAAGATTTATGTGACGGGAACGTCGCCAGCGTCGGCGGTGTCGGCACGAGTCAACCTGGCAATCACGTCAACCGAAGACCAGTTGGTGACGGTGGACACGGTGGTTCTCAATGAAGGATCGTCAACAATTGACTTAACAACAATGCCATGGCCCATCTTCTCTCTGCCGCACTCTTTTAAAACTGTCGGCATGATTGTTCGACCAGGAGACACGTACACTTCCGGAAACGCGTACACACTGTTCGACGCTTATTTAGGATCAACAAGATATTCTATTTACTTTAACACGGCGTACGGACTCATGTTCTCTGGATTTACCAGCCTTTACATTAACGGAACGGCCGCGTCTTACGGAAGTGGAACGTACACAGAATTGCCAACGGACGGCTGGTCACACATTGTTGCAACAATTGATACGGACGAAATGCTCATGCCGTCATCAACAAGAAAAGCGTATTTTGGATCAACCACCGGAGAGTTGGAACGTGGACCGTGGGTATTTGACAGTGTTTGGTTCCAACGTTCAGCGGCAACAGAAACGTCGGCCATGAATCATTACCAAAGCATTTTTGGGCGGGTAAACACAAAAATCTATGACACTCTGACAAGTAGTCCCATCTTGACAATGCCAACACAGGCGGCAACTTACTCGTTGGTCAGCAACGTCGCAACGTTTACGACAACGTACGAACACAATCTCAAAGAAGGTCAGTCGGTTTACATTGACTTTACCAGCGGAACAGCAACGGACGGAACGTACACCATCAACAAGGTTTTGTCGGGAACTTCGTTCACGGCCACGGTTGTCAACGCCAATACCAGCGGCGCAGCGCTACTGTACAACAAAGAGATTGGTGTGTACGAAAAGCCTTGGTCGAACATTTTGGCACCCGACACGACCAAATCTTGACATTAAAACACTAAATTGGTACCATTGCTGCATGGAAAACGACACTAGGACAGGAAAAAGTAAAACCAGGGTGGTCTACGAAGACCATGACAAGTTTGGTCTGTATCTTTGGAAAATGCCAAACGGACAATTTGTTGGTGACTCAGAGGGAAACTTTTTAAACATTGCTGCCGTGTACGGAAGCATTGAAAAGATTGCGCGTCTCAGGCAGGCAGTGGCATCGTACGGAATTAGCGAGGGAGAGCCTGTGTTTTTCCCAGGCCACCGCCGCGTCACAGACGCCGAATACGAGGATCAGCAGGCGCGTTTGCAGGCCGGTCTGACTCCTGACCCTGATGATCTTGGTGTTATTAAAGACGAGTTGAGGCAACGCAAGCGGTATGGCTGAGTACATTGACGACGACGATTCGGCCGTTCGCGTCGTAACAACAAAAAAGAAGGCCAATCAAGAATTTGAGGCCGACAATTTTAGCCTGTCACAAGAAAAAGCGCGGGCACTGACAGGAATTTCTCCAGCGTTCAAGCGTAAAATTACAAAGTTTTTCCGTGGTCAGGACGGAGCGGAGTCAAAGCAAAACGAGTACTACACTCTTACCGGCTACGACATTTTCCAGGTGGCCACCCCTGCGTACAATTTGACGTATCTGTCAAAACTTTACGAAATTTCTTCCTACCATCACGCGGCGGTGGACGCCAAGGTGTCCAACATTGTGGGCCTTGGATACGATCTTGTTGAATCGTCTGACGTAAAACAAAAACTAGAAAACATTGAGGACGAGTCAAAACTACAAAAGGTGCGGGCAAAACTAGAACGCCAGAAGCAGGAATTGTTCCGTGTACTTGACGAATTGAACGAAGACTCGCTACTCGTTGAGACATTAATGAAGGCCGTCACGGATTACGAGGTGACAGGAAACGGATACATTGAGGTCGGGCGAACAACAAATGGGGACATTGGGTACATTGGCCACATCCCGTCAGTACACATGCGCGTGCGTTTAAAGCGCGATGGGTTCGTACAAATTGTTAGCAACAAGGCCACGTTCTTCCGTAACTATGGGGATCAAGAAACTCCCGATCCGCTGGGAAAGGACGACCGTCCCAATGAAGTCATTCATTTAAAGAAGTACACGCCAACTAACAGTTACTATGGCGTTCCGGACATTATTTCCGCAAAAAATGCGGTGGCTGGTAACGAATTTGCTAGCCGATTCAATCTGGACTACTTTGAGCACAAGGCAGTCCCACGATACATTATTTCGTTGAAGGGTGCCAAACTTGACACACAGAACGAGCAAAAACTGCTGGAGTTCTTTGAGACAAACCTTAAGGGGCAAAACCATCGCAGTCTGTTCATTCCTCTTCCCGCCGACGATCCCAACCGTAAGGTTGAACTGAAACTTGAGGCGGTAGAAAACGGTGTACAGGACTCGTCCTTTGACAGTTATCACAATCTGAACCGTGATGACATTCTCATGGCCCATCGGGTACCCATTTCAAAGATTGGCATTCCTGACGGGGTGTCTTTGGCCATTGCCAAGGACGCGGACAAGACGTTTAAGGAGCAGGTATGCTCACCGACTCAGCGTGTCATTGAAAAAAAGATCAATCGTATCATTTCAGAGTTTACCGACACGCACCTGTTCAAGTTGAACGAGTTGACTCTGACAGACGAAGACACTCAGTCACGCATTGACGAGCGTTACCTGCGCATGAAGACGTTCACTCCCAACGAGGTTCGCGCGCGCAAGGGACTGCCTGGTCTCAAAGGCGGCGACGCACCAATTGATCTCAAACCACAGCAGGCCGCTGAACAAACCGCTCAGGCAACGGGCAACCGTCAGCGGGACCAGCAACGTCAGGCAAACGCTCCGGATCAAACCGGTGACGCGAGACAGCCAAAGGGCGAGGGGCGAGCACAAGCATAATTTGCATTTAAAAATTACGAATGCTATTATCTCACTGATATGAATATTTCCAAGGCTCACTGGGTGTCCGATTCGGGTCGTGTATCACTCGCCATGCCAATCAACAAGGTTGATTCGGAAAACAGAACCGTGTCCGGTTTCGCTTCATTGGACAATCTTGACTCTCAGGGTGACATTGTGACGGCCGAAGCGGCCGTTGACGCTTTTGACCGTTTTCGCGGCAATTTGCGTGAAATGCACCAGCCAATTGCTGTTGGCAAGGTCGTGTCATTTGACCAGAAGCCTTTGTACGACGCGGAGACAGACAAAACTTATTCCGGAGTGTACGTAACGGCGTACATTTCTACCGGAGCACAGGACACCTGGGAGAAGATTCTTGACGGAACTTTGACCGGGTTTTCTATTGGTGGAGTAATTGTTGACGCCGAAGACGTGTTTGATAAGGTTGCAAACAGCATGATTCGGGTGATCAGCAAAATGGATTTGTTTGAGTTGAGTGTTGTGGACAATCCTGCCAACGAACTTGCTAACATTGTTTCCATCACAAAAACAGTAAATGAGGCCGGGGCCGTAATTAAAACCGCCTCCGGAATTGCTGTTGATGTTGAGACAGAAAACATTTACTGGTGCGGTGCTGACCAAATAGCAATCGCCAGTAAGAATGAAACATCTCCGTCCTGCTTTTCTTGTGGGAAGTCTATGGAGAACATTGGCTGGGTTGAATCTGACGCTAACATTGCAACCAAAATGCAGCAGACGGTCAATTCATACATCAGCAAGTCAAAGGCTGCTGATGATACTTCTGTTGCTCTTGCGGAAAGCGAGGGCATTAGCAAAGGAGGTGTTGATAATATGACAGAAGAGACACAGGAAACTGTAGTAGAAGATATTGAGAAGTCGGTGGAGGGTTCTGCCGAGCAGATCGAAGAAGTTGTTGCGGAAGAGTCTGTTGAGAAGTCTGCGGAAGAGGCCACAGAGGCCGTAGCGGAGACTACCGATTCGGAAGAGTCGGTTGAGGCAGAGGTCGCAACTCCTGATACCGCCGCTCTCATCGAAGATTTTAAGGCTTACGTGTCCGAGGCTCTGGGTGGAGTTACCGCCAGCGCTTCCAAGGCCGCGTCTGCTGCCGTAGAAACCGCTGTTTCAGAGGTTACTAAGGCTTTCGATAGCAAGATCGAGGTTTTGGAGTCCACCATCAAGTCACTAGCGAGTGATTTGGAGGCCACCAAGGAGGAATTTGGTGGTGTTGCCAAGCGTCTAGGCGCTGTGGAGGGTGAGACTGCAATGAAGAAGTCTGGTGAACTTGGCCGTGAAC